TTTCTCTTGGTAGGCATTACCTCTTCCTCAAGAAGTATTTGCTGGGCTTCCATTAGATCGGTTTTGACTACCGGCTTAATGCACTCACCCTCTTTAATATAAATTTGAAATGTCGGTTCACGGCCTGTAAGTAGCGCCGAATATTGGTAGGCTGGTATTGCTACCATATCACAAGGGACAAGACGCTCACCATCTGCCAGAACAAATCCTGCGACACCACCAAGTAAAGCCCCGCCAGCAGCACCCCACGGGCCACCAACAGCAGCGCCCAAGGCGGCACCTTCGACAGCACCAATCGCAGCCTGCGAATATGGATCATCAAGGATCGCATCGACTCCCTCAGCAGCAGCAACAGCCTTTGCTCCGGCTCCGGCTTTCTTGGCTCGTTTGGTAACACCTTGTGCGACCTTACTTGCGATCTTTCCCTTAACCAATCAAAGACCCCCTTCAAAGGTCTTGAGCCTGACTAAGCATGTCGTTCATTCTTGACTGGGTAACTGATACCGCTTCTGCAATAATCAGTATGTCGATTTCAAGGGTATCGTCAGTATTAGCAAGCCAATTATCAGCAGCAACACCGATCAGTAAATCGGAAACAACCGTGTATCCTTCAGGATGCAGGTCTTTGGGACCATAAAAACGGTCCGAGTAAGCGTAAGAAGTTCCTACTGGTGGCGCTGTTGTGCCATCTGGAGAAGTCTGCGAGATCCATTCTCGAATACAAAGTACATCAGGAGAAGCAATTCCAACATCGGAAGCGTTCTCATATGCTCTTGTTGTCATGTAAACCTTGAGCGCTGCATTGTGTCCATCGGAATCGGCTTTCTCATCTGCAACCATCCAATCCCAGACGCCAGTATTGTCAAGTTTGGTTGAGTTCTGTTCTCGAACATGGAAGTAGACTTGCTTTACTGCAAGCCCTTTCTTTTCTTGGACCGAGATGTAACTAGAAAGGTCAATCCTTCCATATACAGTAGTTCGATCACCGTTTGCATCAAGGTCAAATTCCATCCTATCTCTAAGGATAATATCACCGCTATTTTTGGTCATACTCCAGCGGAAGCGAAGGGGTCTTATTAACCTAGTGTGGAAAGTAAACTAGGTTTACTTAGTGACATCGACGGTTCATATAGGACTGGTGCGACGGAGATTTTGCCGAAGGGCGAGGAAGGTTATCCAATGATGTCGGGTAGGACCGATGGAGGATGATCACCTTGCTAGGCAGGAGAACAAAAAAAATGGGAGTAAAAAAGAAGGAGGAAGCGAAACCAGTTTTCGGTCAATTAACCCTCACGGGTGAATTGGCTTTGGACTGGATGAAGCCCGACACCGAAGTGATCGTGGCGAAGATAGAGATAGGCCCAATTGGGGCCTTTCCTGAATATAATGTGCCGGAATGGGCAAGCGAAAGAACAGGCGACATCGGGTTAATTCACGATGCAAACCACTACGCTAACCCAATCTTAGTGACACAGCGCTCCATTCTCCGCGCACTAGAGATCTATTGTGTGGAAATGGAAGAGGCGGGGGCCGATACAGAAGTTTTGAAAACTGGATCGGCACAAAAGGGAGTAATCTCTTTTCAAGAAAATAACCCGACGCTGAAGTTTACTAGGGATGCATCGAAAGGACAATTCGCTCCTTACGAAATGCACAAGTTGTAATCCTGATCGGAGACATTTTTTCAACCAGAAAAAACCGAACGGGACATTTGCCCCTCAGTGGAGTTCGCTCCACTGGGGGGCTTTTTTTAATTTTTTTTTGTCCTGGCTATTTTGCGTAAAACGAAAGCTGCCTTTTGGTAAAATGGCCTTTTTTATTTCCTTCCGAGACTCTTGGCATAGTTAGATCCAATACCGTTTGCTTTGAATCCTATGCCTATTTGCCAGTGTTCTCCTAGTAGGAGACCAATCGGTAGCACTAGGAGTGTCTTTTCCATCTATGACTATCTAAACTAACGAAGTCCATAGGAACCTAGCGAGGCCATAGGGACTCGGAAGGAGAAAATCAGGCTTCAAGTTACAATCGAAGCAGGCAATCCGTCGGTGTCATACATAACCGTGTTTCCATTCCCCGAAAACTTGGTCGGTGGCGGATACGGCCGAATGGCTCCAGATGTTACTCCTGCAACATCCATCAATTGGATCCAGTCAGGAATTCCCGTCGCACTATCTCCAAACGCTTTGTCGAATCCAACCATTGTAGTCGATTCCTTGTACCTTGTACGGAATCCCGTAATATTGTCCATATCTTGATATGCAGCACTTGCAAGGCGATTAAAGTATTTTAGAACATTAGCAGAAGAAATCATCAATTCCGGTCTTGCGCCACCATATAGCCAAGCAGGTTGGCTTCTACCGGCCGCACCACTTACTGGATCTATCGAGTTTGCTGTTTCGGACAAAGACCTGCATTGCGCTTCTAGGTTTTCTTTGTAAAGGCCCATTGCAGTTTGAACACTATCGGCCTTGGTAATTTCTAATTTTAAAGAGAAGGACAACTTGACTGGTTGGGCCCATCCTTCTTTAGTCCAAATCATACAAGTAAGATAGACATGCGGAGTATACCAAGTGTAGTCATTCTCTTGCGCGGATTGAGGATTCGGAAACTCTTCCGTGAAAATTAATTCAGGTGTCCAGTTTTCATCCCCCGCCGGATTTTGATTCAAGTCCAGTCGCTTGTAAAGAACCGAATTGTCCCCTGCATACGGACCCATAGATCCAGCGGGAGTGCCTGTCAGGTTACCTTGATACTCAGTAGAACCCCACTTTTCCTTCGACGGAACAATTGGGTATGGTGTGACATAAATTAATCGCATTGTTAATTGATCGGCGGCCTGCCTTCTTTCGTTAGTGAACACAGTTCCGTTGTCGTCAAAGCATTGAATTGACTTAATCTTGAACTTCTTTCCCTCCGGCATCGTGATCCGTTTCTGGATTAAACTAACGGATTCGTTACCCGGAACATTTGGCTCGGCGTTTCCGCTTAGTACTTCCCTTACTGTTAAAATTGGCATTACTTTTTCCTCCCTTTACGGTATTGGATTCCCATGCGCTTCAAGTTAAGTTGACCTTTGCGTTTACCGGATTTGAAGAAGATTTTATTTTTCTTTACCTTGATATAACGCTGCCATGCACTTAACTTTCTCTTGGTAGGCATTACCTCTTCCTCAAGAAGTATTTGCTGGGCTTCCATTAGATCGGTTTTGACTACCGGCTTAATGCACTCACCCTCTTTAATATAAATTTGAAATGTCGGTTCACGG